GAAGAAGCTCATCAACGGTATGCAGGAACAGTCTACTGAACTCTTGAATCTGGCTAACGCTGGTAAGAAGATTAAAGGCCAAGCTGATGTTACTGATTTGGGACTGTGGATTCCATCTTTTAATCCAGTTAATAAGTTCATTGCTTACGTGCATAACGCAGGGGATGATACTACCAAGATGATCTGGGCTAATGGCAAAGAGCAGTTTGAAGATGCTGTTCAGAGCTATAAGAAGTATATTCAAGAGAATGGGATGGGTGATAAAGTTCGTGTCGTAACCAAGGCAGAACAAGCTGACTGGAACATTCTGAATGGTCGGCTCGACCCGATCACGATGGAAGTAGCTAACATTGGAATGCAAAAGACTGGTGCTGCTACTCAGGCTATTAATCGTTCAACCTTGGATGTGTTTAGTGAAATAGCAGGAGGTTATGAACATTCTATTACTTCTCATGTACGGAATCTGGCTGAGCTGAATCTTCATGAAGTTACTGGCATGCTCGATAACATGTCTGTAATTAATCAAGCTTCTGTTAAGAGTCAGCCTCTTGGGGAGATTAAGAAGATCATCAATCAGCCTAAGGATGCAGCTGCTACTCTGAAGAATACCCTCCTAGGGAATTCAAACATTGGAGAATATGCAGGCTGGCAGAAGATCAACCAGAGCTTTGAGACCGGGCTCACAATGGGTTTGAATGCTGTTACTTCTATCTGGGATGGTACTATTGGCTCCCTTACGAAGAGAGTATTCGGTAAGAACTCTGACCTCACTCCTGAGATTATGCGAAAGGTGGACTATGAACAGATGGCTGCTGAATTGAAGACTAGGGGGATTGTCAATCCGTGGGCCTCCTTCGATGATGAAGCTGCCAAAATGTATGGCCTTTCCAAACTAGAAGATCACAAGGATTCCTCTAAGCGTATCATCTATGCGTCGAATGCTCTCGCTGCTACTGTTGCTCTGCGAATTGGTGAGCTTGCTCAGCCTATTGTTAATATTCTATCTCTCCCTATCCTCACGGGATTGGCTACTGCATCTAAAATGCCTGCTGAATTCATGGGTGTAGTGAGAGGGACGATGAAAGACGTAGGGGGTGTGCAGATTATGTATGAAGGGGCCAGGGCCGCCAATTCCCCGCTCTGGAAGAAGTTTGATGACCTCTGGACCAAACAGGGACATTACACCAGTTTGGTGAGTGAGGCGTCCAACGTGTTGAGGGCTTCTAGATCCTTCGAGAAGGGCGCTATTTCCAAGGTGGAGAACGCTCTTGACTCAAGGATGGTAGAAATCATGAGCAAACCTGCCGATTGGTCTGAGAGCTTTGTGCGCCGTCAAACGATGTTCACGGGTGCCGTTTTGGCGAAACGCCTTTACCCTGAGCTATCTGACGAGGGAATCACAATCTTTGCACGAGACTTCATGGACAAGGCTGTAGGGAACTTCCATGCTGCGCAACGACCAGTGTTCTTCCAAGGCACATTGGGTGTTGCACTGGGTCTATTCCAAACGTACTCGCTGACTCTGGGGCAGAGCATCTATAGGCAATTGGAGATGAAGAACTATAAGGCTCTTGGGAAAGCAGCATTAACTCAGAGTGGTATCTTCGGTGTAGGTTCAATGCCTGGGTTTAAGCAAATCTCAGAGACAATTGGAGATCATTTCAGTGATGAAAATGTTGATCTTACCACTGGAACTTATCGTGCTATTGGCGATAAGGCTGCTGATATGTTGCTATACGGTCTGCCTTCTAATCTTGGCCCTAGCTTCTATTCCCGTGGTGATGTTAGCATTAGGCCTCCAAATGTTCTGGCGGGTTTGCAGAATACTGTGGCGGTCTCGTTCGTAAGTCAGACACTGGATATGTTTGGGCAATTGAAGAATGCAATGGCTTCAGATAATCCTGATATGGCTAGAGCATTGGGGGAGAGCCTGAGTATGCAGAGTATGTCTAGGCCACTGGCACGAGGTAGTGAATTGCTTACAGGGTATTCGGTGACAAGGAAGGGGAATACTGTACAAACCCCAGAGGAAGTATGGACTGCTACTGGTATCATGGCTAGAGTACTGGGGACACGACCTCTAGAAGAGGGTAAGCTTAGGGAAGCAATGCACTTGAATACCTTCTACGGTAGCAAGGATAGAGAAGCCAGGAATGCAGTTACTATGAAATTGAAGACTGCTATCCGAGGTGGTGAACTTACTCAGGAGCAGATCGATGGATTCGCTGAACAGTATATGAGGAAAGGTGGAACTCCTACTGGCTGGCAGAGTGCATTGAATACTGCTGTGGCTCAGACGGATATCAAAGGAGATATTACTTTGGTGGATAAGATGAAGCCAAACAATCCTTTGAACTATATGATTTCTAATCTTGATTAAGGAGAAGATGATGGGACTTTTTAGTAGTAAGAAGTTGCAGGAAAGGAGAGAAGTAGTAGCTCAACCCGAGCACCACGAAGCTCCCCTGCTTACGTTTGAAGACGAACTAGCTAAGTTGATTAACAAGTATAGTTTGGAAGGATTGAGTAATACTCCTGACTTCATTCTAGCTTGGTATCTTAAAGACTGTATTCTTTCTTACAATAATGCTATTCAGCGTAGGACAGAATGGTTTAAGCAGCGTAGTGCGAGAGATGAGGTAGATAGGATTAGTCAGATAGCTCCATTGAGTTAGTATTTGACGAACGTAAAAAAGCCCCCTTGGATGTTTAGTCCTTGGGGGCTTTTCTTTTATCCATGTCGAGCGATAGGAGGGAACGCAGGGAATACACTTTCTAATAGCCAGTTCCTAGCCTCTGGTCTTGCTAGCTCAGCAGCTTCGTGGGCCGATTCAATAGTAAATCCTTTAAGACGCAGACCTGTGATGTTGCTACCTACTTTACGTTCAAGATCTATTACCTCACCTTTGAAATTAATAACATGTAAAATCATCACTCATTCTCCGGATAAAGACCAAACAACTCAGCATGTGCAAGTTGAATAGCCTTAGGGTTAATCTTAATATCTTCGCTTGTTACTAGCTTAACAATTTCGCCACCGATCCAGAATTCAGTAGCTCCTGTAATCTTCTCCTGTCGTACTCCTGACCATTCGAGAGCTTTAAGCTCAGAGGAAGTCATGAAGTCAGGATGGTTGGGGCGTTTGAATTCTTCTGTTTCAGCTTTGTTATTGTGGAGGATTAAGCTTTTCTTTTTCATTATCAAATTGCCCTTCTTCAAATTTATCATCAAGAGATTTAGAAAGAATCTTTCCGCATGATTCATCTGGGCAATACGTATATACCCCCATCCCACCTCCTGCTAATCCATAGCCAGTCTCAGCTAAAAGATCAGGATGATTGGGGCAACGATGGCCAGTAGAATACTCCGGGATACCCTCTTCCTTATCAGCCCTAGCAATATGAATAAAACTCATAGCAACACAGTCCTTTCTTCTTCAGTTAACCATTCAGGAAGCAACAACTCACTAGGCCATTGCTTACCTTCAGTATGATTGATAACGTAGCCCTGTTTACCTTTAACAGTAACTACACGAATCTTATCTGACGTCTTCAAACCTTGTAGAATATCTCCCATATCCTGCATCTTCTTCACATCATTGGCAATGATCTTATAGATAGCATTACCATCACGAGGCATGTTCTGATGACTTAGGTAATCCAAGATCTTATTCTTAACATCACTATTAGGATCCTTTCCGAAAGAACCAAGAGCTTGAGGCATCTTCCTCTCAGCTGCTACTAGCATTGTATTCGCTTTAATGAAGTGGATATCTTCTATGTTGTTACTAAGATCAACAGCAGCTAGGCACATAGCAAGTTTATTAAGATGGATGAACCTTCTTCCTGCATAGTGTTGGAACCTGCCATCATCCACTGGAATCTCAAGACCTGTCTTATATATCAAGGCCCCAAGTTTTCGCCCCGAAGCACCTATCTTCATTTCACCTTTGATACTCTCACGCATCTCCTTTAATCTAACAGCCATCATCTCCATCTGTAGATCATCACCTGCTGATGGCCAAGCTACTTGGATGCCAGTTGGCTCACCATGAATGAGAAGGAGACGAGAAAGGAAACCAGTGCCATTTGATTCAGCAGGTATAGCAAGAGCGAAGGTCTGAGCTGTTGCTCCACCAAGTAGATTAACAGTAGGTTTGGTGACTTCGACTGACTTCCCAACGATCTTTGGATTTTTATAGATAGCCAAGTTATCCCACAAGTTAGTAAGTAGATTAGCAAACTCGATATTGTTAATGCCGATAAAGTCAACGAATTCTCCTGCCATTACATAGGTTTCTGACGGCTCATCGAGAGTCAGGGCTTCGAGGTCTTCTATCTGCTGAGAATCCTCGTACTGTTTCATGTCCATTAGGAATCTTTCCTTACTGGACTTATCGGAACCGAATCTACTGTAACCACTAGCTCTCAGAAGATTCTTCCCGATTCCCATAGCAGTACCTTTACGGCTAGCAGGAGGGCCCATAAGTAAAATATACTGGTTAGGATATATGTTAGCGTGACCAAATGGAAGCCATATCTGACGCCCCAGTAGAGCAGATATAATGGATACACAAGTCCAGCGATGGAATACAGCAGGACTCTCACTCTCTCCATGTCCGGCATAGACCAGATAGTCTGTAAAGAAATCTTGTTCATTACTCATACCTTCTCTTTTACATTTTGTACTTGACAGAATCTGCCCAGTTGTTTCCATATTTAGCATCCAATGGAATGTTAAGTTCCCTACCGTGAATAGTAACCGGGTTTCGCATTACTCTCACAAGCTCGGGAATGTAAATGTCTCTCTTAGCTTTAGGATACTGAGCTAGAATAGAGTCATGGATTTGTGCTTTAAGTCTGAACTCTCCGTTAGAGGGGATTACGATTTCATGATACGCTCTGCGGAATCCTTTATTAAGGATGGTGACACTGAGATTCTGCGGTTGATGAGCGACTGCACCGCGAAGCATGTTATGGTTCTTTCCAATATCACCAAAGAAGACTCTCGTATGTCCGAGGGGAGAGACGAGCATCCCTGTAGTGTCGACCTCAGTGTAGATTTCTTTATACCATTCTCTAATTCGAGGGAAAGGTTTATGATAGACATCAAGTAGCTCCTTTGCAAATTGCATTAGGGTCTTCTGCTTAGGATTGTTCTTCTTAGGAATTTCTACAATCTGAATACCAAGAGCAGCTGCAGCATCCATGAGAATCTTTACTGTAGCATTCTCAATGAAAGTCTTAGCACCCATCATGTAGTTGGTACCGTGGACGATCTTCTTTAAGACAGAGTTTCGGAAGAATGCTGTTACTTCTTCGTAAGGGATGTTAAAGAAGAGAGTTCCTAGTGTCTTATAAAAATCCCTCTCGGCATTCTCTAGTGCTGCTATGAGATTAAGTTCTTCTGCACAATAGGCAGTGCATCTGGCTTCTGATTGAGAATTATCCACCTCAACAATCTCGCATCCATCATCTGCAATAAGCATCGCTTTCGCATAGGGTGGAATATTCTGAACTTGAGTGCCGCACCAGAGTGAACTACTATTACATGCCATGCGCTCAGTTTCTGTACCGAACGGGTTGAGAGCCCAGAGTAGTCTTCCGTTCTTTTGGAGGAAATCATAGTAGGTTCCAATTGCTTTAGATGCCTCGCGGTAATCTAGGATCTGATCAGTTAATCTCAAGAGAAGCGGATGTTGCTCTCCGACTGCTTTAAGATTCTTCTCATCTGTCCCACTCTTGCTCTTGCCAATCTTAGGATGCTTCGCCCCGAAGACAGTGTAAATGTACTTCGATACTTGTTGCCATGAACCAGGATTGAAACTCGGGTCTGCAAACATCTCCTGTAGAATACCTCTAGCTTTCTCCAACTGCGATAGCGAAGCAGCTCTCTTTGTAGCTCTTGTCTCCTGATCGATCTTAAAACCCTCAAAGTTGCAGTAGAGACTAGGATACACGAGAGGGAACTTTTCAGCATAATTCTTCCTTGCATAAGCTGGAGCTGTCTTCAATTGCTGGAGCATGATACGAAGAGTGTACCAAGTATCTTTAGCATTGTATTGCCAGTAGGCTTTGATGTCTTTCTTAGCTGCACTCTCTGAGCTCTCATCTTTCCAGAAGATATAGTCAGGAAGTGTATAAGAAGCTACAAAGTCTAAGGTCTTAGGCAGCTCACTGTACTGTGCATGCGCCATTGCCATTGTGTCATATACGAACTCAATAGGAGGGGCATGATAGATAAGACTATGCATGCAATCGTACATTCCATTATGCATTGCCTTTGGAACAGAGAGTGCATTCGCTCTTTTAAGGAACAGTAAAGCATTCTCATACTCCTTCTGCATCACCCAGTGGTCAACTCCAAAGTCAACGAGCGGGAGGACGTATGTGATAATTCTACCAGTTCGTAGCATTCCACTCCATGATGCGCATGTGATGTATGTGGGCTTAACTTCGGTAGGAACGCCATCATCCCTTCCCTGCTCAGCCTCTTTACTGAGCTTAGGCGTACTTGTTTCAATGTCGTAGGCAATACAGACACACTCTGACAGATCGTGCAACGCAGTACTAAAGTCATCTTGATTCTCCAATACTTTGAAAGAGAACTTCGAAGGGAAGTTATAGTGGATTGTTTGAAGTTTCTTAATGTCTTCCTGCATCAACCACTCACCGTGAGGAACAGTGTGAATGTGGGCGAGAGAATTAAGAACGATGATAGGGACTTCCGTGTTTAAACGGGAGCCTCTCCATTTATCTAATGAAGGAGATTCACCGGGTACACAGTAGCGAAGAGTCTGTGCATTACAGAGGAGGATAGCAGTGCAGGATGCTTGCTTAGCTTTAGAGATAAGTTCGCTGATGGTAAGGTCAGCACCTGTGGACATGGCTGTATGTCCTGCGTTCTTTAGTAGATAAGCGAGCGCCCCGATGAAACGCTTGTCGTCTTTGGAATAGTTAACTAGTATGCGCATCTACTGCCTCTTTCCATTGTTCATAAGCCTGCTTCGGGGTGTCACCTTTACCGTAGCACATTTGACCTACACAAAGATAACCTTGACAAAAGAATTTACCAATGAAAGGTTTAATCTTATGCCGATGCTTAGCACAAAATTCATACCATTCTTTATTTGTATACATGATATTCTCCTATTGGAAATAGTAATCAAAGAAACCCCTCTCTTGTGAAGAAGGGCTTCGAGTCTACTACTTAGTTCGATCAAACTTTTCGTGGAAGGATGCAATGTCTCGCGTCCAATCTTGGTTATTGCCCTCTACTTGATAAGTATAGCAGTTCACCCAATGACTGTCACTCAACATCTTGCCATATGCTGTGATAGTAGCAAGCTTGCCAGTCTCTTTATGTTTCCATCGAGTACCGACTGCTGGTTCAGACACAGACATACTTACTCTGCCGGAGTTTCATGCACAGGACGAACAGAGACATTCTCATACTCGCCAGTCTTGCGCACAGTGATAGCCGCTTTGAACTCTTGACCAACCAAGCTCTCCAGAATATCACGAATCTTAGCATCGCCAAGGTCTTTGACATTGAAGATCTTCTTAGCTTGGTTCTTGAAGTAGCCAAGGCCATCTTCTGTAGCCATGAAGCTCTCAGAGAACAAGCTGCCATCAGACACTGGCATTTCCTTCGTCTCATGCGTGGTCAGAATCTCGTAGCTGATACGGAGACGCAGTGCCTTAGAAGTCTTGGTCTTGTCGTCCTTATCCTTCTTGTCATACTGTTCGCTCTTAGCGCTCTGCACTTTGAGCTGATAGATACCAGCAGGAGGTTGAACAAAATCAGGAACGTCCTTGACAGTATTGAGCGAAGAGTCCAAGAGCGAGTCGAGATCGAGAATGGTATCGTTAGACATGATAATGTTTCCTAATTAAAAATTAAACTAAATGAAATGCGTTTATGAAATTGACATGCGTGTTATTTACTTTGAGCTTTTAGTTTGAGCCTTTCTGCTATGGTTAGGGTTGGGGAAGGGGGAGAAGATTCTACTGTGGCAGAAGGAGTAGCGGCAACTACTATATCCTTTGGGGCCTCAATAGAGCCTTCTCGAATAATACCACCATCAATTAAGATACCTCTCAAGTCAGGCTCTTTCATCTTTTCCATTTCAGCACCAACACGAGAGCCAGTAATAACATCACCTCTGAATGTACTTGTAGAAGCAGCAGCATGCTTACCCATCTTCTTGTACATATAAACTACAGTACCGAAATACTTAGCTACTTTCATGCAGAAGTTCTTTGTCCCAATGAGAGGATAAATAACATCCTTCTTCACATCATTGAGATCTTCTTCGATTACTAGTTCATGAGTTAAGACTACAAAGTTGGTATGCTTAGCCTGCTGAATGACAGAGCAGATATCACCAAGCCACTTGACTTGAATACCATACTCATCCCATCCCGGCTTAGCCATAGCATCTTTGCCTAGCATACAAGCATTAAGAGCACTATCTCCTAGCTGGGAACCAGAATCAATGATAACTAGATCATTATGAGTGCATTCATGAAGAGCAAACCTTGTAGTAGGACTGTTACTTTTCTTACAATCAACGCATGACACCTTACCATGAGCATCACAAATATCTACTACTGCATTCTTCGAGAAGGCTTTCAGCATTGTTTCAATGAAGACAGGATTTTCTCTAGTGTCTGGCATCTTGTAGAGAGTAATCTTTTCCATCTCTTCATCTGTCAGGTTCATATGAAGAAGAGTCTCTGCTCCATTCTCCCCATCAAACCAGTAGATCTTACGAATCTCTGGAATCTTTGCAGCCGTACCAGCTAGGCGAGTCTTGCCAAACTTAGGACGGGAGTAGATAAGAATTGAATGGTTGGTTTGGACAGCTAGTTTAGTAGCTTTAGCTAGGTCTTTGAGGTTCATGTTAACATCCTACGAGCTTAACTTCTCGTTCAATCTTTTCTAGTTTAGATTCATCTGGTTTAAGATTAATAACCATTACCCCCGTGTGACATACGAATGTACCATCCTCACTTTTAGTAAGATAATCGTCGTCATACAAAGTCCAAGTGCGTTCATTGTCTGAGCCATCTTTCATTGGCCAAGGACATTCATACTCTTCTTTGCACTTATAGACATTGTCACCACTTAATACATAACCTCGCATTGCCATAACATTTCTCCTTGTTGAAAAGTAATAATGAAAGAGGCTGCTCATAACAACCTCGACTCTATCACTTCTTTTTAAAAGTCTGACAAGTAGCAGTCTCTTCCATACCCTCAATGCCGCAAGCAACTGTGAGCTTGTCATCCATAGTAAAGATACGCATGGACTCCATGACTTCTAGCTTCGTAACTGCCAAGCAAGTCTGATCATTGCCAATAGGAATCCCACCAGCACCAGCACCTGAAGATACGCTACCGGCAATACTAAGATAAAGGCGACAGGATTTAGCGTTGAGAGGTACATTGGGAGCAATGGCTGGAGGAACGTTGCGCTCATACTTAGCTCCTTCTACATTGATGTTATTCTTTACAGCATCGGCAGCTACGCCAGTGACATTACCTACTGAACCACCTGCACCCGCGGCTCCACCGTAAGCTACTCCACCAGTACCACCGGATACTCCGGAAACATTCCCTCCAGTACCACCCAATGCAGTAGCTTTAGAGCTAGAGATAGCAGCAGCACCTGCAAGGGCAAGTGAAGCAGCACTAGGATTGACATTGTATGTATTGTATTCATTCTGGTTCCCATAATTGGTAGCAGATGCTGCAAATGCGAAGGCAGAAAGACTCAGAAACAAAATACTCTTCTTCATGATAAACACTCCTGTTTAAGGTTAGAACAATTAACTCTTCTTACTTACTCTTATTTACTTACGATTCTCACCAGACTTATTCTCATAGTCCTGCATTACTTTCCCTGTCGTAAGCAAGTCTGCTGCCCTCTTAATATAATCTGGGGCGTCGGGCCAAAGATTAGCCCCTCTTTGAATAAGCTCTTGGAACTTTACATACTCCTTTGCATCAATGGAAATATTAACCCGTTTAAGATTATCACCTGCATCGTACTCGGGGCTTACGTAGATCATGCTTGATACTCTCGTTGTTTATTCTGAAGCATACGAATGTCAGTATCAATCTCCTTCACAAGCTTCTCGCATTTAACATACATAGCCTCTTCCTCTTCCGGAGTTTTAGGTTCAAAGCCACTAGTCTGCCAGAGTGAGATCATCAAAGCCACGTTAGTACCAATGATATTGTCAGCGATAATGAAGACTTCCCGTGCATTCTCTTTCTGCTGCTCAGAGGCAAAGTTAGAGAAAGCAATAGTAACGTTGATAAGATTCATTGCTGACTCTACAATACTAGCGTAGTGAAGACCTTTCACCTTAGCAATGGTAGTCAGTTGGTCTCGAATCTCATTACCCAAATCGTGGGGATTATTTTTTGTACTCATTGATTCGCTCCAGTAGAAGTTCTTTGATCTTAGGTTCAGGTTTCCAGTAGAATGGACCCTTCTGAACTTTGCCCCGATCATCGTAGATAGGTTGACCATCAGAGCCAAGCTTAGAGAAATTACTATCCATGATGATAGAGAGGACTTCTGAAAGAGGGATGCCAAACTTAGCAGCTTCGCTGTAGCAGTAGACTACGATGTCTCCGAGGGGGTCAGCTAGGTTAGTGAGTCCCTCAATGGCTTCATCATTTTGAACAGACTGCATTACTTCTACAATCTCTTTGCATTCTTCCTCAAGCACATCAGTGAACTTACTAAGTCGCTGAGAAGCAGGCTCACCGCAATGCTCAAGAGAAGGATAAGGAGCAATAGGCAGCTTATACATTCCATTCATGTACAGAATCTTACTGTCGAAAGAACGTAGTTTAATTTGCATAGGGGTTTCAATAGTCATTGCTACTTGTTTGTTACTCATAATCTTTACTCCATATACTGATTGTAAATAGAAACTCATAGAATAGTTTCCAAGTTAGTAACCCTCTTAATGTGATCTGTAATAAGATCATCCATCTTAAAGGTCAAGTGATATACTTCAGGCTTACCGTCATACCCTAGATCATCTGTCCGAGTCTTCCTTACGTCCGCACTGTGGAGCCCACAAGTCCCAAAGTATTTACAGGGCCGCATGAACTGAAGACAAGAACTCCCTCGCTTAGGGTAGACTCCCATCTCTTCCATCTGCTTGAGTCTATTAACATCCATACCCAATGTCAAAAACCAGTTCAGTCTATCCAGAATAGTCTTCTCAAAAGCAAGGATATGTACTTTGGACTCTCCTTTAGTTTTACCAAGCTGGAGAACAAAATACAATACACCGTAGGCGGCTTGCTTCTCTCCAACCAAAGCGTCGATCCCAATGCTATATCCCAATGTCTGCCCACTGTTCTCATACAAGGGGGATAGATCAAACAACTGCAACCCTGTAGTCTTAACATCCATGACGTAGTACATTCCTGTCCACCTGTTCTTAAGCACCACGTCAATAGCACCTTTGAAAAAGTATTCGTCATCAATTAAGATCCTAAAGGTTAGTTCAGTAGCAGGCTTGCCATCGACTTCCACTACCTCGTAGTCTTGCAGAAGATCATCTAGCTTAGAGAAGGAATTCAAAAGCCCCGCGATCATTAGCTCTTCATTCTTCCTGTCACTCTCTATCAGCGGCCAGTATCCCATGTATGCTTCCCAGATTGCTCTGTCCTGGTCTTGATGTACCAAGTAGGATGCGATACCAATACCGTATGCTGTACCGAAGGAGAGATGCTCAGACTCTTCTCTTACTGCGCTACCTTCTAGTAGATGATCTAGCTGGAACTTGCGTTCGCAAGTATTAAGAGTTTCGAGGTTGCTGTGACTGAGTTTGAGGGGGATTACTTTCTGTTCCATACCGTTTCTCCATCTCAATTAGAAGATCAACCTCATGTTTAATCTTTTGCAAGTCCTCGATACCATTCTTATCTCGCCAGCGAGTAATGCGTTTTACAATACAACCTTCGAGGAAATTAAGATTGTTCGCAGCAATATATTCTACTGGCTGGATGCGCTTTTGTTTGTAGTGGCCTCCGCCTACTTGAACATTTAGGGGACTAGCAGGAACTTTATCTTGATAATCAGGTCGCATCTGAGGACATTGATGCTGTTGCAATGAAGCGTAAGTCATCTTCTGTTGACACATTCTGCAGATAACGATATTGTTTTTTATCGCATCCTCCATCTCTTTAGAATTCAAATCAGTGGATGCCATTAATATCTCCTTCTTCCACATCAACCTCGTTGATAACAGCTACTCCACCCCAGAGTTCTACAGTAGCAGCGAATTTCCTAGCAGCATCAGGGGTATAGCAAATCTCCTCTGCTTGCTCTTCTCCTGCGTTGTACTTGTAGGTTACAATGTATTGAATGATACGCATATCAAAGCTCCTGCCATGCTGCTTCTAGTTGTTCGGAGGAGAGAATAGCTTCTTTCTTCTTACCAGTCTTAGCCTTCGTAGCACTAGACTTAGCTGCTTCAAGCTCAACACCTGTCATCTTCCTCAATGCAATAACCATCTGACCAATATCAGAAGGCAGCATCAAAGAGACTGCACTAGGATTCTGCATCAGAGCACGCTTCAAGTCTTGCATTGCCGTCTTGAGATTGTCTTCCGACATAGAGACAAGAGAATCAATGCGAGTCTTTAGGTCTGCGTAGGCTTGCTCTGCTTCAGGGGTGGAGGTAGGAGTCTCTGTGGATTGTACCGTAGATTGAACAGTATCGACCACCGCAGCAACATTAGACTGCGATTCCAGTTTAGCATCATTCGCCACTGTGCTTGTCGACTGTGGAGATGCAATAGCTTTGCTTCCTTCTGTCGTTTGCGGCTGCTCGACATTCTTAACCTCTTCCTTCAGACTCTGTGCACTAAATACATCAGCAGGAATGCCTGCCAGCTTCTCTTTATAAGCAGCTTCTTCGATAGCAAAGAGACTGTCTACCTTCTTCCTAGCCTGAATCAAATGGAATCCACTGAGTGGCTTACCGTTAGCATCCACAGTAGGATATCCAGGATGCTTCGGGGGCTCGGGAATAATGTTTGTATTAGGCTGAACAGGAGTAGGGCCAACAGAAGGTTTAGTGTCTGTGAGTGGAGCCCCCGGATTGGCAGGATTATTTTGTTCAACTGCTGTTGGCTTAGTCTCTGCTTCTGTATGCACTACAACAGCCGGTTGCTGCATTGCCTCTGCTGCCAGCTTAGCTTTCTTAGCTGCTAGAATTTCTGCGATTCCCATTATTTTTCTCCATCAATTTTAGCTTCGATCTTCTCGATCACAGCCATTTGTTTATCAGAAAGTTCTTTACCATACTTACTCATTTGAGCTTCTACGGAACGAATGAAATTCTCTTCCCATTCTGTCATCTCGTAGATTGTATTCTCTTTAATGAGTTGGATTCTATTGACTTGATTCTCAAAGACTGTCATCTGGAATCTCCATCTTTAATACATTAATACTAGTCCTTGGTCCAAGCTTAATGCGAACCTTCGTATTCTCTGTACCCTTCGTCTCTTCATTCTCATAGACAATAAACTCGAAGGCTTCTTTATTAATAGCTACACCAGCATTCTTTAGCTTAGCGTTCTCTTTAGTCTTCTTCATAGAGAGCCCCTTCTTGAGGGCTTCTACTTGATCTTTAGGCACCGTTAAAATAAGGTCTTTAGACTCAGAGATAGCATCATAGAGTTCATTGAAGGTATAGGATTCGCCTTCTTCGTTTAGACCGGGGATGTTTTCTTTATCTACGAGGTCAGCTGGATTAGCCATTGCTTTGTTCCTTTCGGAGAGTATTCCAAGATGCCTTAAGGCGCTTGAGTTTAATGTTATGCAGATTGATCTGACTCTGCCAATGTTCTTGGTTTGTATGTGCAGTGATAAGAAGTCTTTCACTCTCATCAATTTCACGTTCGATTAGAGTAGTGACTGAGGGTTTAAAGAGGAAGTCTTTGATAATTGTAAGCCACATAATGTTTCTTTCTATTGCTACTAAGTAAATTATACCACTAATCAGGCACTCATGCCGTTTTTAAATGAGGAAATTTTTCAGTCTGGAGTTCGTTAAATAGTATCTGTTGTTCTTCTAGAGTAAGAAATAAGGAGATAGAATTAATTCTACTTATACCCGCATAGATATAAGCATTAGGATAGGTTTCTATTCTTTCCCTGCTAGCCCATTTATTTATACTTCGAGTGACTATCCATTGGACTAAAGGGGGATAGCTTTTCTTAGATGAGGATGGTATTTCTTCCCATTCTATAAAGGACTTAAATGTATAAAGTTGATCTAGCGTAATAACCCCGTAAGCTAGCCAAGCTCCTAGATGTAATTTAAGTTCCATCTAGACACTCGAATCCCTTTTTGTAGGGTCTAATTCAATAGAATTCCATGTGCTATCCATACCCCTATGCTGTTCTTTAAGTCGTTCATCTTTCTTTTCTTTCTCTTGGATTAGGAGAGAGAGTTCGTGACGGATAGTTTGTACAGTGGTGTCTCTGTGTCTCCTAAGATCAGCCATTGAATAACTACTTAATGCAGGATTGCGACGAAAAATAATAGAGACAGCTTGTTGAACTATATTACTTTCTTCTACCAATGCAGCCATACGATCTTCTAGAGTGTCGAGCATTTCTATGTTCATTTTAGACTCCCATTCATGTAACCTTTATGCAAGGCTTTGATTAATTGCATTTTATCTTTCTTATCTAGATTAGAATTCAAAAGATTATTGTGTTGATTGACTCTTACTTGAAGATTATTCTTAATGAATAACTGTATTACTTCGAGTTTTTCTGAGAGCCGTTCTAGTTCTTTAGTAGTAAACCCATTCATAGCTTCAAAGGTCATCTGCTGAAGTCTAGTAGGTGGAGAATTTACTAAAGCATGCTTTAGAGATTTCATTATGAATTGCTGTCTCATGATGGGATTCTTTCTTTAACTGTTGCTACCAGAGATTGATTATCCCCTATACGAAAAATAAGATAATCAATTGCGTCTTGTAAGACTTGTTTATCAGGAGAATTTCCTTCTTCTAGAAGGCAGCTATGAAGGTTAGCTTTCGTTCTCTCCAACAATCCTCTTTGCTGCCATAGACGCTGGACTTCTTGCTGTCTTTTACTGTTCTTTCTTCCAAAAGGATAAGGATCTTTGTAGTTATCAATCTCCCATTCTGCTTCTGCCCATAATAGCATATAAAGCCAATGACTTTCATAAGCATCAAGCTCTTCATCACTATGAAACCATTCATAAGCCAATAGCTTAGCTCTCTGAGCAGTTTGCCCTAGTTCGTATAGGTTCAGTTTCTTAGCCATAATCCTATCCTTTCACACACTTAATATCCAGACTCTCATCAAGAGCCCCCGTATTGAAATAAGCAATCTTATCAGCGATGGTATTACCTTTGATGCGCTGGTTAGCAATTGCTTTCTTAACTACAATGTCTTTCGCAATGATGACCACCTTAGTTCGTGCTCTTGTTACTGCGGTGTAGAACAATTCACGATACAAACTCACAGCATGATCTTGATGCAAGATGATAAAGACTTTACGCCATTCACTACCCTGCGCTTTATGTACTGTCAAGCAATACCCTAGACTAAAGACATTCGGGGCAAAATCTCCTACTGCCTTAATGAACTCTAAGCCTCCAGTATCCATGCGAATAGTTACTTGATGTGAGGCTTGCTGCATTTTCTTAGCACTTTCCTTCTCGAGTTCTTCGAGGGAGAAGTCGCTGTAATCGAGCGCAATTTCATCCAAATCATCTTTGCCTCCTTCCCCGATGATTCTAATGCCAAATCTCGTAAGATCAGAGCCCGCGATCTGAGGATCTTTTCCATGATACTGTGTATTCCTTTCAATCTTCTCAATCACACCATCCATCTTGTTGTACATAACCTTATCTCCTTCAGCAAGATAAAGCTTCTGAAACCCCGCGATGACTTCATGGACTACTGCTTTTCTCTGCTTACCTAGGAACTGTGCAATCCACTTGTTCATATTGTCTGTACCAAGACCTTGCTTATTCCAAGGAGAGAGGATAATACAGTCTTCAGGGGAATATTCTGGCAATCCGTGGGCATCGACCTTAGTAGCTAACAATTCAAACATATGCCCAAGTGCAACGCTAGTCTTGTCCTGTCCTACCTTAGTTGCTGCCTTTCCTCGGATCACTTCAAAGTTACTATCCTCGATAAGGTCTTTACCCTTCAAGATATTATGTGCATTCTCTAGCACAATACCTTGGTTACGATACACTTCAGTAAGCTCCACAATTGGAAGCTGAACCAAGGCGTAATTAAGTACAGAAGGACCAAATACAGGCGGGAGTTGATTAATATCCCCGATGAAAATAATCTGTACACCAAGAGGAAGAGCGTCATATAGTTTACCCCAAAGGTCTTCTGCTCCGACCATGGAAGATTCTTCAATTACTAAGTGGGTTATGCTAAGGGGGTTAGCACGGGTTCGTTTAGGTTGGAAGCGGAACTTCTCTTTGTTATCCACTGCATCCCAATATGTTTCAGGCTCGTACTCTAGTAGGGAGTGGATGGTCATGATGTTATTGGGAAGCGCTTCTGCAAGGAACGGAGACTTATGTACTGCTTTCCTAAGATTCGAAGCAGCCCTTCTGGTAAATGCTACGAAAGCAATAGAAGGAGCACTAACATATTCTGCCTCTCCACTTGCAATGTCTCGAACCTTGAAGTAAGTTGTCGAGAGACATTTATCTTCCAATAGCGCCTCGGCCACAGCCCTTTGAGTAGTAGTCTTTCCAGTTCCTGCTGCACCGATAAGGGCGAAGCTCTTCCCACTTTTAGCCAATTCCTTCGCTGCCAATTGCTTCGCGTTAAGGATAATGTTAAGCGAAAAGGATTCCTGCGTTCCAAGCTTCTCTTCTTCCGTAGCTTCGTGGGCAAGGTCATCATTATCTCCTGGATTGTGATTAAAGATAACTGCCTTCTCTGAGAGGTCAGCATCTGTGATATCTGTGATGTAGTCAGTGGGGTCTTCTGCTAGGTCATTATGAGCTTTAGCTTTTTCCACTATTTGCTTGAAGAAAGGAAGTTCAGAGGCTCTGTTCGCATCCGCTGCGCTCCGGGGAATCTGATTAGCCTCTTCCCACTTCTTCTCTTCTTTCTCTACATAGGCATTCAAAAGCATCTGATGAAACTGCAACACACTAACAGCATCTTCTTTCCTACTAATAAAGAAAAAATTCTGCAGGGCGTTTTCTTCTTTTAGCCTGTGGACTAAGGAGCGCTCGAATAGGTTAATCATCTTAGAAAGCCCTCTGTTCGCAATGGTATGTTCGCTGTCCAATATAAGCTGCATTCATTTGCCCGGATAGTTGGACACAGTGTGCAAAGTCATGCATGTAGTGGACAGGATAAGTGTTAGAGTCTCCAGTGTATTGGAAGACTAAGAGCCAGACTAGTGTTTTCATTTATACATACTCCTTAGGAAGTTCTTTCGTATTATTATGTTTCTTATGCATCCAGAAGTAATGAGGGTTCATTATCTTCTTTAGCTCAAAGTCAGGGAAATAGTGGCCTACGTAGGATGCTACTTCGGATTCTTCATGAGCATGTACCTTAGTAAAGAATATGCCCTTAGGTGTCTCCAGTAGAGCATAGAAGTTCTTAAGGCGATTAGAGGTTCTGGAAGTCATAGTGGATACTTTCAGTTGAGAAGTGGGCCAGAAGAAGTTAGTAGCTGTCATGTAGGCATCCTGTCTTTCTTTACATGCTCAATAATACATCTCATGGCAGACTGAATGTGCTCTGATACATCAGAGAAAGAATGCTTATCTGCTAAATCTTTCTGTTGTTTAAGCAATTGAAAAAGTAGATGAGTCTCTTTAATTCTAATCTCTTTATCTGTAAGTGTATTAGATTTCATCATTATCTAAACTCCTCGTGCTTCTTTAATAACTGCAAAATTCCCGTAGGAATGTTTCTGGAAGCTAATAACAACAGGGAGAATCTCTGTCTTTCCTAGCTCTGCGATAGGGAGATGGATACTATCATCCCAGACTATCTCATACCTTCTAAGACCTTCTTTTGTTTTCAGTTGGAAACATTGAAGGCAGAGATAATCATCTTTAGTCATATTAGACTCTTTGATGAAACAATGTTCTAGAGTCTTTACTTTCTCGTTATTCTTAAAGACTGCGAATGTTGGGATAATTTTCTTGGGCATCTTAGACATTCTTGCTCTCCTTAGCTTTCTTATCTTGGCGTTCTTTATACATTAGTCGCACTAGCTCTAGGCCACCTAGCTGGTCGCCTTCAGGAGATAGGACAGTGTAGAAGTGGGAGATATTCTTAACTTGATGGGACTTGTAGCAATAGTATGCTTCTGCGAGAGAGGCAAACCAATTGTGCTGAGTCTTTCTGTTGATGATGCAGACTATCATGATTGCGACCCCCCGGATTGATTAGACAAAAGCATCTTCTTCTTCCACAGAATTTTCTCTACCATAGACAAACCTTCTGGCATCTTGCTAGTGTCTACATTCTCTGTAGTAACAGTGGCAGTAAAGACTTCTTCTACAGTAGCTTCTTTCTGTTCGACAAGGGTGTAGTCTCCGTCCGCCTTCGGCTCCGAGGGAGTGTAGAGAATGTCTTCCAGGTCATCAATACTATTAGCCTTGCGCAGAGCAGAGTAGTCATTCTTTAGAATCTCTGTGAGACGCTTAGCAGACTTACCTTCTAGCTCTTCTACTTTGCTAATCACCTGAGATAACATGAAAGAATCCACTGTAAGAAACACACTCTCATTAACCAAGTTACCCAGAAAGCCAATGAGCTTCTTACTAGCTTCTATTCCCTTCAACAAACCCTTAGCTTCAATCATATCCTTACGGAACTGGGTTTTCTCTTTCTTTAGGGGATCAATCTTAGCTGCTACCTTAGCTAGTCTGTTCTCTTTTGCATGCTCTCTTCGTAGTTCCTTCAAACCCTTCATGGGCTTATCTAGAAGTGCATTCTCGTCATAGAATTCAGTATCAGGTTCTTCTAATGCACTCTGAACTAGCTTCATCCACTCTGTAAAGCGTGCTTCTATTCCAGATTCTTTTAAGACACTATCGTATATGAGAGAGAGTTTAGGGATGAATGTGCAGTTACCGGTGTTGAGATAAGACTCAATAAGCAAGATACCCTGAATCAACTTCTCTTTAGAAGCAGTCCTAAGGATAGCGTTGTTTTCAGCTCCAGTAGCACTAGGCGTTGTCCTGATAAGCTCATACTCATTAGCTAGGACAATGAAAACACCAGAGAGAATCTGTGTGTCTAGGCTGTTAAGATAATCATAGCCTTCTTGCGCTATCCCTCTACAGTTCCCATAGTCAGCAATAGGAGAAACGAATTCTAAGACCTTGCCCGGAATAGCAGGAATATTCAGGATACTAACAACACCAGTAACTTCGCACACTACGGTTGCATGCGTATTTCTAAGACTCAACAACAAGTTCCTAGAGACTTTCTTATGAATTCCATCAGGGCTAGTATTAACAACGGCCCCCCGAATCTTCTTAGAATTCTTAACAGTCTCTATCCTAGCTAGCTTTTTCTGAGCATACTTGCTGATCTTAGCTTCTATGTTCATTGTTTCTTCCATAGAGGTTCTAGTATCCTTAGATTCTACTTCTACCAATTTTGTAGAAACCATAGTGTCTTTTCCGAATACTTCTTCAATGGTCTTTCCTTCTTCTGCTAGATCACTAGCTAGAATACCAAAAGGATCATCAATCCTCAATTCAGGCATTTTATTCTCTTTAAATGCTTTAACCAATCTTTCGATTGTGTCCATAGTCTTATACTCCTATTGTTAGACTACATTGTTTCTAGTATTAACCATTAACACTAGCAGAAAAACCCTCATAGAGAGGGCTTGACTGTTAGGGCTATCAGATAAGATAGTCTGAGTTTTCTCGAATATCTGCTTCTATGTCTGCTTTATATTTACTCTGAATATCTTTATCTAGAAACGTCTGATATCTCCAATCAGAGGTAAGGATTACATACCCCTTCTCATAATCGAATTGTGTTTCCCATTTCCCAGTATCCACTTTATCTTGATTCGACCCCACGAATTGCCCCAGTTCGCTATTAGCTAGGGGATGATTTTGAATAGCCATTTTAGTTACCCTCTTTCTCTTTTGTCTTTACACTAAAGAACTTACCATTATAAACATAACCATCTTCTGCGTTGTCAGGAGTGAATCCTATCTTGAACCGTTCTACTGCATAATATGCTGTTACATCCTCTAGATCACATTTAATATAGAGTTTGCAATCCATTAGTTGTTTTGTAGATTGCTTTTTAGCTGCATCTAAAGCATCTTCATATGTTCGGAAATACATTTTTATAATCCTTCAAAGTTAAATTGTGAATGATGCAAGTTACTAATAATTCCGTTAGAGGTGCTTACAATCCGCCTGCCTCCCTCTGGTCGGCTCATATCTCTAATCCCTGCTGCACTAGCTGCCCTTGGTTTGTAGTCTAGTTCAAAGTGGATACAATCTATAGGACAGATAATCTTTAGTTCTTCCATGAAATGTTCTCCATGATCTGAATACCCTCGTGTTAACGCATCATATGCATGCGCTAATTCATGGCTCAAATACCATGTCTTATACTTTTCCCCTTTCTGCAATGCATGTAGCGGGATAGTAATTACTCTATCCTGCCAGTAGCACCTACCTCTCATTTGATCCACTACGAATATCCGGTAATCTTCTTTTCCTATCAACTCCTTAGCCCATTCTCTCACTGTTCCAGGAAGGCCCATTATCAATTCTGCTTTCTTATCCCTTAGAACGTTCTTAGGAATGAAAGCAGAATGTCCGTCAATGTGCTGGTTAGAATTCATGATGCATTAAAGCAAATACGATTCTGAATAAGCCAGTGCAGCATACTGATTCCCTGCGGGCTAAGTTGACCAATATCAAACCATGCCTGCTTTTGTTTTGAATCAGTGCTGAAATAGTAGCTTGCGGGATCAACTACAATGTAGTAGTCCGTCCAAGTACCATCAAACTCTTCTTTAATGTCTGCATGTTTGTGGACTTTGAATTCTTTCGGAATATCTGCCACTTCAAAATGAATCTGCATACCCATGATTATCTACTCCTATGTAAATTTCTATGATGCCAATTTATACTGCGGATATTTCTCTTCCAACTCCTTCATCCTATCAGTAGCATATTTATTCATCCTGCTGCCTTCAGGACAATCTCTCAAATAACCTTGCATTCTTGCATATTCATTAGCTGTCATCTTATACAGTTTGAATTTATAATCTTCTGCCATATCCTTAGCCATTAGATAATCTCCTACTTAGGTTATGTCTACTAACAAACATCTTACCATAAAAATCCGTTGCAAAACTGCAACATTGACAAATTTCTTTGTAACCAAAACCCTCCAGAATGCCGTTATTTTCGAAGGGGGTGTCCCATGCACCTCTATCTTTCATTGCATGCATGGGAGCTAATAGAAGGCCTGGAGATTAAGTCTATCCTATCTACCTTGGTATATGTGTCTATTCAAAAAATTTAGTAAAAATTTAATCTTTAGAATTTTTTATATACCTATGAATATCTAATTACTAGGCTCAGCTACTACCTGCGTTAGAGCTACTAGCTATCTACCTATTATCTCCCTTGTGTGCGTAAACCGAAAGATAGGGGTCACTGGTACACCCCCCAAAGAAAAAATCGCATTCCCGGAGAAATTGGTAATTTGTCAATCTATTCTTATTATCTCTCTATCACAAAGATAATAGCAATAAACAAACAGACGAAAAAATAGCCCAGATAATCCGAAGACTACCTAGGCTATCGCTGCTAATTAGCTACCATCACATCCCATTTTAGAACTCTGCCTCATCCGCATCACAAGCATCGCTCACTGCTTGGATAGGCTTTGCGAAGCGTTCCAGTGCTGCCTCATCCAGACTTTCTGCGAACTGCTCAACATAAGCCTTGACCTTCTCCTTATTGCCCTTGCTTTGCAGCGTGAGTGCAGCACGATTACTGAACAAGGTCACAACCGTATTAGTTGCGTTCTCGCTCTTACCTTGCTTGCCCATCCATTCCTTGAATGCATCCTTAGCTTCCCGTGCGATAGCCAGTGCTTCACCACCACCGCGCACGCCTTCTGCCAGAATCTCTTCCCACGTAGTAGGAATAGACAAGCCTTCCTTCAACTGCGCAGTACCAGACACCAGCTTATTGCGAGCTTGCGCCTTGATAGCGGCCATCATAGCGCCTTGCAGCCAATTAGCCTTATCGCTCTCATAGACTGGCAGGCCATCCTCTTCTCCGGTCACTGGACTAGCAACGAATTCCAGAACATCAGCCAGAACCGGAACAGTGATAGTAACCTCACCTTGCTTGACGAACTTGCCATTGACCTTCTTAGACACATCAATTTGAATTTGCTTCATGATAGATAAACTCCGAAAAATACCATTTTTAAAAATAGACCCTGATGGAATTACCAAGGTCTGATTGAGATTATACGCGCGGATTCTGGTTTGTCAAGCCCTTTCTGGAAGTTGATTGTAAAGTATTGTAAACATTATCTCGCTCAGTGGGAACGATTGCCAGATTGCTATCGATGCTAACGTGAGCCTTGACCAATGCATTGATAAGCTTCATACGCACGGCATAGTCAGGGCAGACTTGATGGAAAGAGCGAACTTGAAGAGACATTATATAGCTCCTGAAAATGATTAAGGGCTGAGAGGATCGAGATAATCTCTCCTGACACTAATATACATGCAAGCCTTATGCCAGCCCTAAACACCTACTATTCCGTTGCTTCTATGCTGAATATGACATTCCTTGGCACACTCATCTGACATTCTACGCCCATATCTGACAATCCTTGCACTAAAAATGATTCTCATTTACCTACATCTGAAGTAAGCATTCACTAACATAATCTTAGGGAGGGGGGTAGGGGACTTTTTTGAGCGCGCGCGGGGTCTCTTTCTTAATAGTCTCTCTACAATTTTTCTAAACTTTTCAAATCTGGGCCAAGTCATTCTACTGTGTGTAGGTTTAGTATGAGGATGTACAGAGGAAAAATGCGAGGTTGATAGTATGTGGGTACGGGAAAAGGGAGGGGAGGGCCAGAGGGAAAGATGGTAGTATGTGAACAAGATTATAGGTTTGGCCTTTTGTCGCGAAAGGCATTTCCTGAAAGGATTAGAATATTATGAACAAAGAACGAGCTGCTACTTACCTTGGCAATGGTGTGAAGCCTGGAGAAGTAGCTAGGATTATGGGATGCTCTCCAGGGTATCTTAGTCAGCTTATTAATGGGGATGAAGAGTTTCAGTTGCTTGTAAAGAAGCATCAAACTGCCCTAGATGGAGATGAAGCTGCTGAAGAGAAGAGTATTCATCTTAAGTACGTAGGTTTGGAGCATAGGTTGATAGACGCGATAGGGGATTCTATTGCGAATGCTGAGCTCAGGGATCAGATTGTAGCTCTTAAGGTAGTGGCAGATAGACAAGATAAAGTAGCTACTAGGAAGATGCCTAGGACGGAACCGGGGGGCGGGAATGGGATGAGTGTTACTGTCCAACTTATGCTTCCTCAGCACGCTATCCCTCAGCAGCCAGTGGTTGTTCTTAATAGCAAGTCTGAAGTAGTCTCAATTGACGACAAACCTATGGCTCCTATGTCCTCAGACGGCGTGGCTAAGATGTTTAAAGCCAATAAGGCAGCTGTAGAAGTAGCAAAGATTAAAAGCTTGGAACAGGAGATCTAAAATGATCAATCCCTTGGATAATATGAAGGTAGATTCCCCTCTTTACAGGACTCTGTCGGACTCTGGAAGGGCAGAAGCTAAGAAAGCTGCTAGGTTGCTGCAGGGTTTCCTGGATATGCAGAAGGTTCCTGCTAATGTGGGTGGATGTAGTCAGTGTAAGGCTCGGCTGGAGAATCCTCATGCAGATTATGTCATTCCGGCCCCACAGATTGACAGTTCTAAGTTCTGAAAAGGCGATAAACAGTGGCTGAACTATCCTCTGCACCTGCTACTCTTGAGTCTTCCCCAGGTGCGGAGCTAGTAACAGGCCAATTTGACCCAGCTGAAGCTTATCTTCGGGGGCAGGTAGACATTAACTTCTATGCTGCTTTGATGCTTCCGACGGTTATGCTGTCCCAGCTGCCTAGATTCTATGTAGCTGCCTTTCAGCTCTTAGTAACACGAGGGCCAGAAGCAATAGGGAAGATTCTACGCTTTGCACTAGGCCTTCCTCGAGGTCATGCGAAGACAACGTTTATTAAAGTAGTTATTAGCTGGCTTATCGTATATGATAAGATCAGCTTTGCTTTGATTATCTGTGCGAATGAGGGACTTGCTGAAGAGCTTCTTTCTGACATTAACGACATTCTTAGGAGTCCTAATGCAGAACTAGTCTATGGACAGTGGGATGCTGTCCTGACCACAGACTCAAAGGAGCTTAAAAAGGCATTCTATCATGATCGACCGGTAATCTTAGCAGCACGCGGGGCGGGGAGCAGCGTTCGAGGTTTGAACATTAAACATACTCGGCCAGACTTAATCTTCTGTGACGATATGCAGACCCGTGAGAACGATGAATCAGTAGCGGAACGCGGAAAACTCCGTCGTTGGATGGTAGCTACTCTTTTCAAGCTCCTCGCTCCACGGGGGGATCGACTTATTATCTACGTAGGTAATATGTATTCTACGGAATGCATTCTTTACCAGCTGCAACAGAACCCTTCATGGGTTTCTCTCATTACAGGAGCTATTCTAGAGAATGGTGAACCTCTCTGGCCTGAGTTGCACTCTATGGAGTCTCTTATGGAGAGCTATTTCCATGATGAGAGTCTAAACGAAGCTGATGTATGGTTCGCTGAGGTGATGAATGATCCTACCAGTAAAGCTACTAGCTTGCTTGGAGATCCTTTACCTCTTATTCCTTACAGGGTAGAGCAAGTTATCTTCGATGGCGTCTACATTACCATTGACCCTGCTGGCTTCAGAGATGTTAGTGATGATAATGTCATTGTAGTCCACGGTGTTCGTGATGGTAAGGGTGCTGTTATCAAAGCAAGCGCAGGAATTAAAGATCCTAAGCAGCTTATCGTTGAAACACTAGCTCTAGCTATAGAACATGGGGCATCTGTAATAGGAGTTGAAGCTAATGGATACCAACAAACTCTTGGATTCTGGTTCAAAGAGCTCATGGGGCCCCTCGGATTGTCTGCAATTGAGGTTGTTGAGCTTGGATCCCATGGACGATCTAAAGAGGCGCGTATTAGACAGTTTATTGCCGAACTCTACAGTGAATCTTACTACCTTAGCGACGAAGTCCGTGCTGCCTTTATATGGCAAGCAATGAAATATAAGCTCGGACAGAAGAAAAACAAGGACGACTTACTAGATGGCTGCGCTTATGGCCTAGATATGAGAAACCAATACTGGCATTTGATCAAGAACATGAATGCTACTCAGAAATATCTTACTGCAGCTGGTGTGCAGAATGATAATACCCCCTTTTAGATATTCTAAGGATATAAACAATGGCTACTCAATCAGCAGAACAGGGACTTCCGGGCTTTAATGTAGCTCAGAATGCTAGATTCAAGACAGCTACTAAGCTCAACAGAGTGCAACAGCAACTGATTATTGAATTCTCTAGGAAGATTCTAGAAGTTCACAATCAAAATACCGAAATCTTCAATAAGATGGAAGTCATTGACCAAGCTTATGCACGCTATAAGGCTAAGAAACAAGAAGGTGCAGACGGGGTTGATGGTGCAGTAGTTTGTGATGTTTTTGATAAAGATAGGGTAACTCCTCCTATTGTTGTCTCTCAGGTGGATTCTGCTGTTGCTTATCTTTCTGAAGTCTTCCTCTCTGGAAGTCCCCTCTTTCCAGTAGTTTCTACACCTAAGAATAAGAAGTGGGCAGAGCAACTAGAAGTTCTAATGGACGATCATGCTCGTCTAGGAGGTTACGCACGTCAGATGCTTATCTTCCTTCGGGATGCTGTTAAGTATAACTACTCTGCACTTCATTGCTCATGGGAAGTCATGGAACAGTTTGAGGTTCTTTCTGATTTTACTAATGAGAGAAATGCTCAAGGTCGTAAAGTAAAGAAGAATAAATCCTTCCTAAATGAAGTAGAGCGTCTTGACCCCTATAATGTAGTCCGAGATCCTGATGTTGCTCCGGGTGATATTAGTAAGAAGGGAGACTACGCGGGTTGGATTAAGAGCTATAGCTACATTAAATGCAAGCGTATGCTTGAGAAGATGGCAGCTACAGACTTTGGTTATAACAAGGATGTCATTCTTTCCACTAACTATCAACAAGGACCTGTAGGAGATACTGGTGCAGTAGCTTGGCGTACACCTCCACAGATTAGTGATTATGTTACAGCTAAAAGAGAAGGTGGAACTAATTGGGATGCTTACATTCGAGGTGGTGATAAAAACGCTGCTCGTACTAGTGTTGGTAATGGTTATAATTTCTTCACTTTCTATGCTCGTATTGTACCTACCGATTTCGGTATGTCTGTACCTCAGAAGGGAACTCCGCAGATTTGGAAATTCACGGTCGTTAATAATACCCATCTGGCTTATGCCGAGCGTATTGTTAGTGCTTATGATTGCATTCCTATCTTTTTTGGTCAACCACTAGAAGACGGTCTGGGGTATCAGACGCAGAGTATTGCAGAAGGGGAGATTCCTTTCCAAGAAGCTGCAAGTACCCTATTTAATATTAGGTTCTCAGCGGCGAGACGGGCAGTAGCAGATAGGGCATTGTTCATAGCTGACATGATTAAACCCTCTGATGTTAATAGCAAGAATCCTGCAGCTAAGATTCCTGTTAATATCAGTGCTATGTCCACGAAGACTCTGGATCAAGCGTATAAGCAGATCCCCTTCGATATGAGAGGAACTGAGACTACTATTAGTGACGCACGAGAGATTGTACAGTTCTCTCAGCAGCTCCACGGATTGAACGGGCCAAGACAAGGACAGTTCCAGAAGGGAAATAAAAGCGTTACGGAATGGCAGGATACTATGGGGTCTTCAGATGGTAGAAGCAGGCTGCCTGCTCTTACTCTGGAGTACCAAGTATTCGTTCCTATGAGAGAATTCATGCTATTGAACATCTTCCAATATGGGGAGAATGTAGCAGTAGTGTCTCAGAGGACAGGAGAGCAGATTGATATTAACGTAGATGAGTTGCGGAAGCAGGTACTGGCATTTAGACTAGCAGATGGGTTCACCCCGAAGTCTAAACTTGCGAGTACAGAGGCTATTCAAGGTGGTTTGCAGCTTATCTCAACAAGTCCAATACTGCAACAAGTTTATGGTCAAATGCTTCCTGCTATGTTCGCTCACTTGATGGCACTTCAGGGCGTCCGAGGCTTAGAAGAATACAATCCAGTGCAGCCTAGTGCGCAAGAAGGTACTATGCCGGGTCAGACTGGTGTAATTCCTCCTAATCCTGCTATCCCTATGGTTCCTGGTATGCCTGACCCTGCTAGTGGTCCTAATGGAGTTACACAATAATGAATCTATTCCCTGAAGAAACATTTACTACTACAGAATTGAATGTATTAGCTATCCAGCTGGATCATCCTACTGTAAAGAAATACTTCCGAATGGAAGCAAGGCGTCTGCTCATCGATGTTACTATGAGCTCTCCGGGAGAAGGAGAAACAGACGCTGAATATCTTCGTAGGGCTGCAACAGTGCGTGGGCAGATTGCAGTCTTTGAAGCGCTTAGTGGCATTGAAGCTATTAAAGCAGAAAACAATGGTTCTTAATTTTCTTTTAATTTCTTAAACAAACGGAGTTTATATCATGGCCGGTTATTTCGATCGTATCAAAGAGTCTTTCCAATCTAAGCCACCAGTGGCCCCTCCTGCCCCTCAAGGAGCTAATCCTCCGCCGCAAGATCCTAACAATCCTAACGTACAGCAGGGCGGAAAGCCAGGTAGCAATCCTTCCAATCAACAACAACCCCAAGTAAACCCGGCTAACTGGTACGAAGACCTGTATAGTAACACACAAGAAGATCCTGATAAGGCACCAGAGTTTAGCTTGGATGGTGAGAAGCTTAAGAGTCTCTCTAGTGGACAACAGTTCATTACTAAGGACTCTATCACTCCTGAGATGCAAGCTAAGTTTGCACAAGGTGACTTCTCTGACATGGTTACTCTGATCAATCAGGCAGCTCAAGGTTCACACCGTGCTGCTCTTGAACATGGATCTACTCTTACTGGTAAATTTGTAGAAGCTCGAGATAGCTTCTCTGAAAAGAAATTCGGCGGCAGGGTTAAGACTACTCAAGTTGAACAGGAACTTTCTGGTCTTCCTAATTACAATAATCCTGCTGTCAAATCCCACCTTAACGACATTGCTAATCGCTTGTCTCGCCAGCATCCTGACGCTTCACCGCGTGAGATTGCATTAGAGGCTCAGCGACTCCTTATGGAGATTGCAAATGGAGTTAATCCTGAGAATACGCCTGAAGCTAAAGCACGACTTAAAGACGGTGAGACGGACTTTATGAAGTGGCTGGGTCAGGAAACGCAACAAAGCTAATTTAATCTTTTAAAGAAAGGACTCTATCATGGGTCTGTCTACTGGTCTCTTTAATACCAACACTGGTAATCCTGCAGAACTTAATGCCCGCAGCTTTGCTGCTACCATTCTGCGTCTGTTCCCCAATGGTTCGGCTCCTATGTTCGCCTTCTCTTCGCAGAGTGGTCGTTCTAAGGCTAAGGCTTCTACCCACGGTTACTTCAACCGTAGTATGACCTTCCAGACCATTACGATGGCTGGCACTCAGCTTATCGGCGATGCTACTTATACTGTCCCCTCGACGGCTGGTATTGTCCCTGGTATGCTGTTCTATAATGTGCGTACGAAAGAAGTTATCCGTGTCCTGACTGTCCCGTCTGGCACTACGATGACTGTTACTCGTGCATTCGGTCGTATTGCAGCTGCTGCTGTTAATGTTGCTGATAAGCTCATTCAAGCTGGTACTGCTTATGAAGAAGGTTCTAATCGTCCGGTTGCTCGTCGACTGACCACGGTTTATGTTCCTAACTACACGCAGATCTTCCGTAATGCTTGGGCTCTGACTGACACTGCTCGTGCTAGCTACGCTGAAGCTGGTGTTAGCAATATTGCAGAGAATCGCAAAGACTGCATGCTGTTCCACAGTGTTGACATCGAAAGCGCAATCATCTGGGGTCAACCGAAGATGGATACGACTGGCACCACGCCTGTCCATGCCACCCAAGGTATTCTGGATGCACTGGCTCAGTATGCCCCTGCTAACGTGAATACTGCGGCATCTACCACTAACTACAGTCAGCTGATTACTCTGCTTGAGCCTGCTTTCCTCTACAGCACGGACCTTGGTAATCCCAATATGCGTGTTCTGTTCTGCGATAATCTTGCAATGAAGGTTATTACGGACATCGGCCGACTGAATGGTCAAGTGCAGATTATGCAGAACGCTGACCAATTCGGTGTGAAGTTCACTAGCTTCCAGTTCTATAAGGGCACGCTGAATCTTGTGAACCATCCGCTGCTTAATGGTATCGGTGCTACCGGTATGGCCATTGCAATGGATATGGGTGCTCTCAAGCTGGCTTATATGGATGGTCGTGATACCAAGCCAGAAGAGTACAACATCGGGGGCTCGCATAATCCTGATAATGGCGCTGATGCACAAGGTGGTTCGCTGACTACTGAGCTTGCAGTGGAACTTGTTAATCCTTACGCTTGCGCTGTGATTAACGGTCTTACTGCTGGTGCTGCTGGCTAAGCTCTAAAGCTACAAAGTCCCTCTACGGAGGGCATAATTCCTACTAGTCTGCGGCGTCACTCCGGCCGGAACAACAGGCTAGTAGGTTTTTTTTAGTCTTTTTAATTGAAAGAGGTAATACAATGTCGTCTATTACTGAGAAACTCCTTGCTAAGAAGAAAGAGCAAGAGGCAGCAGATGCATCCAAAGCTAATCAGAATTCTGGTGAAACTGGTGCTGTTGGTTCTACTGTTGGCGTTGTTGGGACTGCTGATGAAGCTGGCGCTAAGCAAGTAGCTAAAGATGCGGGTGCTACTCAGACTCCTTCTGTTGGTGCAGTAGAGAGTGGAATTATGACTAGCATTCTGGAACAGAAGGATATGCCTACGGATAGTCAGATTCAAGCTCAACGTACTGAGACTTCTACGAATGTTGATGTCCTTGAAACTCGTCTGATTGGTGGTGGAGATAATCGTGCAGGTATTCCGCATGATCCTCCTAATGGTACTCTGCCTAACAGCGGAATGGTTCTTGAGAATCATGTGGATTCTGTTATGGGTAAAGGAGAAGCTGAGCGCCAAGCTGGCTTGAACCTTGGTCTTAATCGTCAAGTAGATGCTGATGGTAAGCCTAAGCTCTCTGATACAGAAGCTGAACGCATTGAACGCGAAGCTGCTGCTTGGGCAGATAGTGAAGGCCGTCGTCAGCGCATGCTTGCAGGTCGTCCACAAGATTCTGATCTGTTGCATAATGAAGAAGAAGGTGCTGCTCCTGCTGGTGGTTATAAAGCAGTTAGCGTCTTCCAGATTGTTATGCCTAATGGCTCTTGGTTCAAGGCTAAGAATGGTTACTTTGTTCCTGAGACTCAGGAAGAAGAAGATCAGCTTAAGTACTACATCGACAAGGGCTACGTGGAAGAAGCTTAAAGAAGCGTAGTTCCTAAAAGAGAAGATTAAAGTGTTGAAGAGTAAGAGGTAATCTAATGAATTTCACCGACGTTGTTACCGAAGTCCTTGGTATTACCAAAAGGCCAGATAAGCTCCAAGACATTCGTCGGGAAGTTAATTCTGCAGTAAATCAGTTCTGCATGGATACTGAGTTTGATAGGGATATTGTAGAGCTAAATACTGCAATTGTTCCTACCGAATACACGCAGGCATTGCCTCTTACTACTTTTACCCGTTTTAGAAAGTTCTCTTACATCAAACGAGGTGGTACGAGAGCTTTTCTAAATCGTCTTACAAGAGCAGATTTGTTGCTTACAAACTGCGACTATAGGGACAAGTATTACATTGCAGGAGCGAACCTGAATGTTAGTCTTGCTTCCCTAGCTGCCACCTTGGATATTGCATACTTCCAAGCTCCCCCTCTTCTAACAGACGCTTCAGGAGATTTCTGGCTTCTAGAGCTTTCTCCTTTCATGGTAATTGATCGAGTAGCTGCTAAGATCTTTACCTCCATTGGAGACGGTGACTCTGCTACTAGGCATGAGCGTTTCGCAGTATCTGCCTACCTATCTGCTCAAAAAGATTATGGTATCTCAACTCAATGAAAAATCTGAAGGGGATAGGGATAAAGCTGATTCCTTTCAGAAGATAGTAGAACTAGAGACTCAGATTACCATACAGAAAGCACAACAAGTAGCAGATGCTAAAGAGTTCAGAGAGAAGATTGAAGTACTCTCTGGCAAAATAGATGAGCTTCTAGTTCTATTGGACACACTTAAAACCTTAGGTAAGCTGGCTTCCTATGTAGAAAAGACGGGAGTTTTCTTATTTAAGTTCTCTGCGATGGCAGGTACTATGTACGCTATTTACAAGTTCGGGCTTACTGAACTGGCAGAAAAGATTAGGGGAGTAAAATAATGGGAATGCCTTCATTAGACCCTGCTTATCTTAAGAGGAAAGGAGGAGTAGTAGGACACACTCTCTCCGATGCAGAATACGAAGCCCTTCTAGCTGTGATTAGTAGGGACCTAGTACTACATGAAGATGGTACTATTTACACCACCGACACCGGTGAAATTTACTACGAATAGCAAAGAAGAGGAATAACATGTTTCATAAATTATCTCCTCTAGGCCAACAACACTTTGTGCACAATTGGTCAGTAGCTAATGCAGCTGCTAGGACTGCTCTTGCTGTAGTTGCGGCTGACATTGGGAAGATCTGCTATCAAGTAGATACCACTGACTTCTGGATTCTGCGGAATAACGTAGGTCCTGTTTGGGCTAACATTACTTTAGCTGCCGCTCCTGTACAAGCCATTTGCATTCCAGTAGCTCTTTCGGATGAAACCAGTGCTATCACTACTGGTGTTAAATTGGTGATGCACATTCCCTTTGCTTTTAAGCTCTTGTCAGTGGCAATGGGATTGACTACAGTGCAAGCTAGCGGCAGTTTATTCAGACTGGATGTTACAAGGAATGGAGCTACGATCTTCACTACTAAGGTGACTATTGACAATACGGAAAAGACAAGTAATACAGCTGCAACACCTAGTGTCCTAACGAGCACCCCGATCAACGTAGCAGCCTTTGATGAATTTGCATTTAATATTGACCAGATTGGTAATGGCTCAGCTAGGGGAGCTAAAGCTTACTTAGTGGGGACTCTATGATCTGTCGTGATGTAAGTATTAAGAATGCATTGAGGGCTAGAAAAGGATTAAAGACCTCATTACTTAATCCTTATATCTATGCTACTGGTGGAGGTGGCGGAGGTCCTGCTACTTTCATCTGGAACTCTGCTACTAAAGGTCCTACTGTAACTCTCAGTGGGGCTAATCTAATTGCTAATACCAATACAGCTAATTCTGTAAGAGGTAGTGTAGGTAGAAGCTCAGGTACGTGGCAGTTTGAAATTACCTTAGGACCCAGTGATCCTACTAACTTCTGGATGGTAGGTATTGGTAATGCTTCAGCTCCTAATACCCTCTATCCCGGTGGAGATGCAAATGGTATTGGATACTATGCAGCTTCAGGGGCTGCTTTTGGTTTAGGTGGTTCTACGGGTTGGGGAGTTGGGGCAGGTAATGCTCAAGTACTAACTATTCGATGGAATGCAGGAACTGGTGTTATTAGTGCTAAGATTGATGGAGTGGATCAGGGGCCTGCTTCTTATACTATCACAGGCACTTTATTCCCTATGGTAGGTGACGGTGGAACGGGTGCTCCAGGACAGACCTTCAAAATTAATACTACCATTCTTTATCCGTATGCAGGTGCAGGTAGCTGGTAAGAGTTAACGGAGTAAACAAACAGGAGTGTATCATGGCAGATAAGAAACTAACATTCGACCAAGCCTTCGACAGGCTTATTGGACATGAAGGAGGTTATGTAAATAATCCCAATGATCCAGGCGGTGAAACTAATTGGGGTATTAGCAAAAGAAGCTATCCTCATATCAACATCAAGGCTCTTACCAGAGAAGGAGCTAAGAAGATTTATAAAGATGATTTCTGGGATGCTCTAAATGCTGATCGCTTGCCTTCTAGTGTTATTTATCAACTGTTTGATTTTGCTATTAATAGCGGGATACAAACTGCTATTCGGTATCTACAAAGAGCGATCGGGGTGGCGGATGACGGACATTGGGGGCCTATGAGCCAAGGAGCTGCAGATACTACAGGTGAGCAAGATATGCTTTTCCTCTTGAATGCAGAGCGTCTTGAGTTCATGACTAAGCTTAAGAACTGGCCAGATGCTTCTAGAGGATGGGCTCGTAGAATTGCAGGTAATCTTCGTTATGCAGCAAAGGATAATTAAGGAGTAAGAACATGGATCCAATCTCAATCATTACAATGCTTTCAGCAGTTGCTCCTACTCTCATCAAGTGGGCTACTGGAAGTGACACAGCAAGTACCGTAGCTCAGATTGCTCTTGATACTGCAAAGGGTATTACGGGCTCTGAGAATCTTGATGACTCTGTAGCAGCTCTTAAGCAGAATCCTGAATTGGCTTTGCAATTTCAGACTGCCATGCTTAACAGAGAGAGTGAATTTGAAAAGCTCTACATGGACGATAAGGCTAATGCTAGGAACAGGGATATAGCATTGGCAGCGACCCCCCGAGGTAATATCAGAGCTAACTATCTCGTAGGTTTTGCTCTTGCTATCATCTCTGTAATTCTTTTCATCATCATTATGCAGACGCCTAGTGATGAATATGTAAAGAGTACCATCTCTCTGCTTCTCGGTATGTTTCTGAATGAACTGAAGAATATCTATTCCTTCGAATTCGGTTCTACTCGTGTACGCCAGCAAGAAGTTGATTCTAAACTCAACGAACTAGGAAAATAAAATGGCCACTAATCCGGCAGTACAAGAACTTTATCCATTCTCTACGTCGGATGGCCAGAGTATTCCACTAGATGTTATCTCCCCTATAGGTTTGATTAAAAAGAACTTTACAGGAGTAGGAGTTAGCACTCTAGTGGTAGCGGATTCTTTCAAGATTGCATCCTTCTATTCTTTTGAGGGATGCATTCTTCAAATGGCTGGAAGCTCTCTAGCTAATCCTCCAGTTGATGGCTCAGACAATGCAGATACACTTCTGATTCTCCCTGACACTACAGTAGTATCCGCTATCGTAGCAGGTACTTGGAATATTGTTCCTTATGTCTCTGGGGTAGCTGGAGTTCTCTGGGTACAGAAGATTAGGAAATGGGCTGGTCTTGCCTTGGAAAGACAGCTGATTAACAAGAATTAGTAAAGAAAGAGGAAATAATGGCAACTCAAAATGCTAAGTTCATTGACGTAACCAAGAGCTTTCTTCCTATTGATCCTCAGGCTTTTCCTGAGAGTATGCATGGTACTGCTAGGGAAGATGCCCCTGAGCAAAGAATCCCAGCTGCTGCGTATCAAGGTTACAATTTCCTTCCTACTAGTTATGGATATAAGAGCTACTTCGGTACTAATCAGCATTTGGATATTGATGCTCTTGGCACTAGAGTAGATTACATTTTCACTTTCCAGAATGAAGTCTTTGAGAATTTCCTCATTGCTTTGACTGAGAGTGGGATTTGGATTAAAGCTGGTTCTGTCAGTGGGGCATGGGTCCAGATCGTAGCTGACCTTGTTCCAGTAGATCCTGATACACACTTTGATTGGTCCTATTGCATTATCTCTGATGTTCTTTACTGCTATAAGCAAGGGGCTGCTCAGTTTCATAAGATTACCTCGCAAGCAACTGCTCCGGGGTATCTTGTCACGTCTGTAACTCCTACCTTCCTTAATATGGCAGGGCAGTCTGGTATCTTCCGAGCAGGTGGCCGACTGGGATTCTGGGATAGTGCGGATTCAGTAGCTTGGAGCAACTTGGATGATACAGGAGATTTCACCCCGAGTTTGGAGACTCTTGCAGGGAATAGTATTTTCTCTGATGTGAATGGTAGAATTGTGATGATTCGTCCTCATGGCGAAGGCTTCATGATCTATGCTTCTAAGAGCATTGTCTATATCGCACAGGACACTGCAGGTACTTTCCAATGGAATCCTCTTGTTGTTCTTTCAAATTCAGGTATTGCTTACAGGGATGAGTGCACTGTAGCTCAACCTGACACTGTACACTTCGCTTACACGAATACAGGTCTGTTCAAGATTGATAAGGCTAAGGGAGAGATCATTGTCCCGGAGGTTACAGACTATCTTAAAGAAGCTAAGGGTCCTATTTATCCTAAGGTTCTAGAAGGTAGATATCTTTTCCTTCAAGTACTAGACCCTGACTACCTCAATGGTCTTGTCCAGTTCTCAGATGAGATTGTTCCTGAAGTAGACTATGTCTTCCCTGCGAATAATCAGACACTGGATGAAGCAATTGAAGATATTACTGTCAGAGGTATTGGACTCTGTTCTACCTTCAATGGTATTAATAATGGTGGCTTTGATGAACAGCAACCCGGGGGCTCGGGTGGGGTTCCAGCTATCCTAGACAAGAAGCCAGGCACTAGTGCTAAGCCTATTTGGAAGTGCTGGATTAGTAATAATAGTGTCCTTGATCCTGGTGATCTGACCTTTGGTAATGTTCCTTGTTCTGTAACAGATCCCAATGGTGTTACTACAGGTATGAGTCCAGTAGGAGATTCTGGTCGCCTCGATGCTATGACTCAGGATTCTACTAAGAAGCAAGGACTTCTGGGATCTGATGTCTACGTAGATGGTATCTGGACTATTGAGAGATTCATTGCTGTACAGACTGCTATCTGGGATAAGCAAAAAGAGAATCAGAAAGCTCTCGTAGCTAAGATTCTTAACAGAGCTGCAATCGGAGAGAAGGTTACTAATAATCTTCCTACTTGCACAGCTGTTCCTAGAGGGAAGACAGACTGTTATCTTGGTCGATATGTTACAGACTACAGTGAGCCTGTCTTTGGTCTTTCTAGTTGCCAGTTCTGGCTGACTCGCTATGCTCTTAGTGCTATTGATATTCAAGCTAGAAAGTCATTTCAAACCGTTTGCTTACTGACTCCTGAAGAACAATATACAGCACCTATCTCTGGCTGGAGGTATAACGGTCCTACTACTAGTGGCTATGCCTATCCCAGTGCAGATGCTGCCTGTGCCGCCGCTTATCTAATTGGTAATGTTCCTCCAGGTTCATGGGGCGGAGATACTGTTCCTAGCCCTCAGTATTCAGTTGCTTGTAAAGCTATTGCACCTGCTGGAGGTACTCCCACGTATGGTTCAGACGCTCAAGGTGTTTGCCCCGGAGGTTATAGTCTTGTTCTGAATACTTCAGGAGGTGTAGTTAACTACAGATGGGATTGTTTCAAAGCTGCGTATTACACGAAGACTGAGTACATGTATGCGTATAACGTAGGAGAATATGCAGATATCAGTCCTACTCCAGAGACAGCATTCTGTGAGATTGTAGGATGGGAATATACAGCAAACGATAATACTACGAAGACCGTAGCTGCTGCTTCTTGCACTGCTCCTAAGAAGCTTCCTAAAGATGGGGATTTGACGCCGCTTAATAATAAACTGCAAGATAATCCTGAAGACCAATCAGGTAATCCTTTCAATCAAGCAGGTGGTACAGTTTGCAGTAAGCCCTTTGAACCAGTAACCCTTCCCGGTATTCCTCCCTCTTTCATTGACTGGGAAGATCAAGTAGTTACTATTCCTGCTGGTAACTTTCTCCTGCAGAAAGGTAGTATTGCACCTGTATATCCGGATATGTATGGAGCTCTTGTATATGATATGTACCTTAAGAAATGGGGTAAGTATCGTGGCCAATACAAGACATTGCTAGATTACCAACCACTGAACGACCAATCAGGGGGCGGGATTCCATACAATAGATTTGGTATCCTAGGCGGTGTGCTTAAGAGTAATGGGTTTGTCTATGTATTCGATCCATTCCCATCATTCAGTTCTATCACATATGGCAAGATCGGCTATTATAGAATGGGCAAGACAAGTGTAGAAGAATGCCATGTGCATTTTAGAACACTATCGAAAGGCTCTATGGTAGTAGATACTAGCCTAGATGGTAGAGGAGTTTCTGCAGGTTTGAGTAAGACTGTAGAATATGACTCTGTGCTGAGTGCTGATATCTTCGGAGGGTTCCCGGGGTCGTGGCAGAACATTACAATCAATGGTATTTTTGATATCCAGTACCTAGAGTACCGGGGCTTTATTCAAGGAAAGAGGTAATAGTATGGCTACTTCACGTTACGATACTGGTGCTGGGGCAGGTCCTGCAGGTGGTGGGACTACTGGAGGAGGGCGCACTACTAGTGGTAGCTCGGACTCTAGTACTCAAGGTAATAGTAATACCACTGGACAATCTAACACTAGTGGTTCCAGTCGTACTACTCAGAATGCCAATTCTTCTAGCACTGTTCAGAATATGACAGGTTCCAGCCTAGCGGCTTTGGAGCTTCTTATTCAACAAATGCTAGGAGGTGGTACGCAGGAACAGGCTGTTAGTAGGGCACAGCGGCAACAGGAGATTCAACGGAATCAAGCTCAAGCTGCTGGCTATACTAGAGAGACTGCCTTCAGTGATGCTCAAGGACTCATGGCACAGACTATGCGTCAGACTCTTGAGAAGCTTCTTCCTAGTATTACTAGGGGATCAGAAGGAGCTGGTACTAGTCAAGGCAGTATGAGAGCTCTTCTAACACAGAAAGCTGCTGAGAATGCTGCAGAAGCTGCTAGTGCTCAAGGTCTCCAAGCTGCGGTTAACTATGGACAAGTTAATGCAGGATTCGGGGGGATTTTGGAGAGACTAACTCAGCCTGACAACAGTAACACGAATGCCCTATTGCAAGCTCTGCAAATTGCTCGAGGTGCTGTGACGAATACCCAGAGCAATAGTTCGCAAGTTAGTCAGACGAATAGTGACCAGACTACGAATAGTAATTCAAATACGAATACTAATCAGAACACTCAACAGAATACTAATCAAACGGATAAGCCAGTATCGGGGGGCCGGATTGGAGCTTCTAGCCCTGTAGATCAACTAGCTTACTTTGGCCCTCAGCAAACTGCACCGGGTAATACAGCTGGTTCTTCTATTGATTTTATTAGAGAACTTAATGATATCGCAGGCAATCAGTCTGGCTGGTCTAGTGGCTTTAGTTTTTGATTAAGTAGAAAAGGAATTAACATGGCTGATCTTGAAGAACTCTTCCTGCAACAAACACAAGGAGCAGCTGATGCTGGAGTAGATATTGCTTCAGTATTCAGTCAGGCTCGTACGACTGCTCCTGCTGTGGCTGATGTACTAGCTCCTAAAAACGCCCCGAAGTCTTCTGACACTGGCATTATCAATGGTTTTCCTGCTACCCGCTCTGGTACTCCACCGAGTGAAAGCGTAGCAGATGCTAATGCTTTTATCAGGAAGAATAGAGAAGGTGGAGGTGATAAAGTAGCTGCTTTGTTCAAAGGTAATGCTTTGGCAGAGCAGGCAGGAGTGCGAGCTGAGATTGGCCCTAATGGAGAGATTAGCCTTACCAATGTTCCTCAGCAACCTGTAGCTCTAGGAGGTCAAGGTCCTGGTAAAGGGGCTATTGCTCCTAATACTCCTCTCAGTGTTGGCTCTCTCTTTAATCAGCTTAAGACCACTAGTGACGTAGATACGGCTCGTGGTATTGGCGCATCTCTCAGAGAAGCTGGTGCTATTGAAGCTGCTAAGTTTGAAACACAGGCTCAGACCTTTGCAGCTACTAAACTTGGTTTGCCCCGACTGCAAGCTGAACTCAATGCTGCTATGGCTGCGGATCAGAGTGATCCTAAGTATCTTCCAGGTATGGGGGATAGTCCTATTACAGCTAAGATTCGTACGAATATTGAGCAGATCACTTCGCTTGCTGGTACAGAAGCTGCTCGGTTCTTGGCTGGTAATGCACAGTATGCTGTATTGAAGGCTACTCTTTCTAATGCAGACAGTGAGCTTGCTCGGATTACGAGACTTGGAGATAGGAAAGCAGCTATCGAAGACAATGCAGCTTTGCGCTCTGCAATGAAAAGAGAAGACAAAGAAGCTACTCTTGAAGATGCAGCACGTGGCTTGAGTGGGGTTCAGAGACAACGTTTGATTATGCTGAATCCTGAACTTGGCTCATCGACGCCTGATAAGATTGATGCAGATATGATGCGCACTATTCAGGTTAGAAGCAAAGACAAAGCTTGGCAACAAGTTTTCGATGCTCCTGAAGAAGCTATGCCTGTACTGGCTGTCATGGGTAATGCTTATGCAGCAGGTCTTATTCAGGCTAAAGAGCAAGCTAATGCTGGAGTCGACCCCGCGATTACCTCCCAGAGAATTCAGAATGTTCAGAAGCTCATGGGTAATCCTACCTTCATGAAGCAGGCTCTTGAACAACAGTACATGGGACAGAAGGATGCTAAGAAGCTCATTGCAGATGAACTAGCTGCATTCAATGCCAAGGGTCTTAGTGCAGAAGGTAAGCAACAGCAACAAGCTCAGAAGGCTGCTCTTGCTCTGTCTCTGGTTAAACAGTCTATTACTGCTGAATTCGCAGGTAATGCTGGTTCCTGGAAGATTGCTGACCCTCTGTTCCAAGGTGCGGTACAGCAAGCTAGACAAGTTACTAACGGTACTAAGATGATGGACGTCTACGCTGCTTATACGAAGGATGTTACTGGTCCTGCTTTGGTTCAGAAGACTCAAGCATTTGCTGATCTTATGACTCAAGAAGCTTTGAAGAATTCTAAGAGTATCTTTGGTGCGCCGAATTACCTTGCTTTGAGAAGCCAGCTTGCACGACAGACTGCTACTTCTTACATGCAACTTCTTGGCAATGCAGGTAAGGCTGTCTTCGGTGTTTCCTATGATAAGCCTGAAGATAGTGAGTGGAAAGATCCTATGACTCAACAGGATTTTACTACGCAGGCTACTGGTAGAATGCCAGGGCAGAGTTAAATAGCTAGTAATAAAGAAAGAGAAACAAAATGGCTGAAGAGAATACCTTTGACAATGTCATTAACACTGACTTCCATAACTCGAACTATCAGACTCAGCTTGATCTGACTCGGACTATTACAGGTGGGGCTGTAGCTACTGTGACAGATGCAGCAGCTTCTATCTGGAATAGTCTTCCTATAACTCCAGAAGTGGAGACTAGAGACTTGCTGGGAAGAATCAGTAATGATGCTCTGCAAGTTTACAATGAGAATCCTGAAGCTATTGAAACTGCCTCTTTTGTGGCAGGTAGTCTGCTGCCTATTGGTATCGCAACTAAGAGCATGGGAGCTGCTAGAGCTGGTGTCAAGGGTATGAATTGGTTCTCTAAGGCAGGAAAAGAAGCTGACCTTAGTGTGATTAATACTCTTTTCTCTGAAGGTAAAGCAGCTACTAGTGAGTATAAGAGTCTTCTCAGGCAAACTTATGCTAAGGGTGCAGTCAATCAAGCCATTGATGCACTAGCTGCTGAAGTAGCTATTGTCGGCATGATGAATGCTCATCCTTTGATGGAAGACTATCTAGAAGATCCAGTTAAGAACTTCGCCATTTCTGCTGCCTTTGGCGGCGTGATTGGCGGAGCTATTGGTCATATCGGTGACAGATATGCTGTTAGAAGTTTGACTGGAGCTACTGAAGCTAAGGCTATTCAGGAGACTCTTGGACAACTTAGGGATATTGCACCAGATATGACTTCTGCTGTTAAGCTCCAGAGCTATGCACTGAATGTTAAGAACCTTGATAACATGCTGGAAATGGGTAAGGTAGAAGGAAAACTGCCCACTAATAATCTTGCTATGTCCTTTGCTGAGAAGATGAAGGAAACTCAGAGTGCGATGCAAGCTACTCTATTTGATGACATTGCTTCTCCCATGATTAAGAATCTTCCAAAAGAGGAAAGAGACTTCTTCATGCGTGCAGTAGTGGAAATGCCAGAGATGTTTGGTGTTGAGAAGGTGTCTTTGTTTACGGAAAAGCAAGCTACGGGTAAGGCGGGATTGAAAGGTCCTAAGGAGGTACTGACTGCTAAACCGGAACTGGCTAAGATTGAAGGAGCTACTGTAGGTGGCTGGCCCTCGATCGCCCCTATGGAATTCAATAATCTTAAGAATAAACTTACTAATGAGTGGCTTTCAGCTCATCCTAATAGTGAGATTTATAAAGCTTATGATACTGCACTTGATGCAGCTAGCTTGCCCAATGATTGGATTGAAGCACTTAAAGTAGCACAGAAAGAAAAGAATGTTGAGCTTGAGAACTTCGTAGGTTATAAGCTTGAACGCTTTCTTGAAGATACTCAGAAGAACTCTCCTTCGGATGCTGTGAAGCTGGAAGCTAAACTTAGTGCGTTTCGTCCTAAGGGTACTCCAGGAGTTCTGAAAGAAGTTAAGAGTGTCTACTACCCCGAGCATAAGCTCTTCGGTCTTGAGAGTGATGTTACCAACTATGGTAATGCTGCCTCTTTGGGAAAGACTCTTCCTGATCTAGAGAAGACATACGCAGGTGCTTACAATTTCGGTAAGGTACCTAATCTTGACTCGGCCCTCGAATTGGCCGGGAAGAGTAGCGCGGAAATTGATGGTCTATTCGCTGCTTATAAGAGTCGTGTCTCTAAGATGGATGAGACTGCCCTTAAGAATCTTACTATCGGGCAAGATGATCTCCCTCTTCTCAGTGCAGTAATCACCAAGATCAAAGAAGATCCTGCTATGGTTATGAAACTTCAGATGAAAGTTTCTGATCGTAGTCCTGTCTTTGAGGCTATTCTGAAGAGTAATGCAGGTAAGACTGGCGCAGGTATGCCTCAGGATTATGCACAGGAAGTAGGTAAGTTCACAGCTCCGGGTAAGATTAATCAATATAAGCCCGGTGCTCTGAGTACTCTCGATGGTGATGCTGAGAAGTTCATTAGTGCATGGCTTGCGGGGGATCAGAAGTATCTCAATAGAGCTGCTCTCTCTTGGTCTGCTAAAGGCTTTAGTGCTGCTAGTCCTGATCCTCAGATGGTGACTGGTAAGAGAATCTTTGATGCAATTTACAATAGTCAAGAGTCTACTGCTCTGAGGGATCAATTCCGTAGAGTAGCGGATATCAATGGCGATGTTTATCTCTATCGGGGTAGTAGGGCCAGCAAGATTACACAACAAAACATTCTGGAATCTTACTCGACAGACCCTAAGAAGGCAGCAGAGTTCGGTACTGTTCGTATGTACAAGGTGCATGTGGATAATATTGCTGCAGGATGGGATGATCTTAAAAGCTCAGATGGCCTGAGGAAGAATGAGATTCTTGTCCTCTCTGGAGCTCGTCCTGAAGAAGCTGTCTTGGATGCTAACTTGAAGCCTGTCTTTAAGAATCAACAACAACAAGGTGCAATTGTTGTCAGTGATAAGAACAGTAAGTCTGTTTACGTCTCTGATCTTGAAGACCTTCTTGTCTCAGGAAAAGAACAGCAGATTGATTCTCTTCTCTCTCAAGGTATTCCAATGCAGTCTATCGCATTGAAGACGAATACACCAGTCAATATCGTGGAAGCTTATGCTTTTGCTAAGCCTTCAGGTACTGGCTTGCGTGAGCTTGTCCAAGATGTTAATGAGCTTATTACTACGAAGACTCTTGCTGTTGCAGAAGAAAGGACTAAGATTCAGAATGCACCTCTCCGTCTGGAAGGGAATATCAAGAAGAATCCTTATACTGAAGCTCATGCTAGTCTGAACAACAAGCAGATGAAAGATATGTCAGATACCATCATGATGGCGTCTATGTATTCTTCGCAATCAGGAGCTGTCAGAGAGATGGCTGATTTCTTCTACAAGGAGATGAAACAACCTCTGGATATCCTGAAGACTGAATTGGCTAGAGTTAACAATGAGTATGCAGGGAATAAGTTCCTAAATAGTACGGATTTCTGGGCTAGGAATATGGGCTCCGTGGGGCCGATTGCTTCTGCTATTGGTAAGCAAGTAGAGCGCATTGGAAATGATCTGAAGAAACGAGTGATCACTCCTATCTCTGATGCAATGGCTACTGTTGCTAAGGACGCCCCGAGTACCATCGAGTTCAATACATTCGTTAACTTGAATGCTTCTCTTAAAGGATGGAGACAATTTACCCCTGACGGTACTCTTGTTCAACGTGTAGAGAAGATGGGTATTGATGGTAAGATCGCAGTAGTCCTGGAGCCTGTGCAGTTTGAAGGTAAGGTTTACAGAGTAACCCAAGAGAGCGTGAAGAAGCTCATCAACGGTATGCAGGAACAGTCTACTGAACTCTTGAATCTGGCTAACGCTGGTAAGAAGATTAAAGGCCAAGCTGATGTTACTGATTTGGGACTGTGGATTCCATCTTTTAATCCA